CTAACACTTGAAGTGCTGCTTACTATTCAAGGTATGCTGCCAAGAACATCGTAGCTGCTGGAATCGCCAAGCGTTGTGAAGTGGGCGTGGCTTATGCGATTGGCATCGCTGAACCAGTATCCTTATCCGTAGATACTTTCAATACTTCAAGTGTTAGCGAGGAGAGAATCCTTGCTTGCATAAATAAGGTGTTCGACTTCACACCTTTAAACATTCTTAATGAATTAAAACTAAAAGAAGTCAAATACCAAAAACTCGCATCCTATGGCCATATTGGTAGGTCTGATATTGATGTTCCTTGGGAACACACGGACAAGCGTGATGCTTTAATCAAGGCTTTAAAGGATGAAGAGTAATCCTGATATTATCGAGCGATTCTATCGTAGCGATGCTTGGCAGAAAGCAAGACTTGAAAGAATCCTACTCGCTAATGGAAGGTGCGAGAAATGTGGTAGGGTGGGTCAAGAAGTTCATCACAAGATTAAACTCACACCGATGAATGTTCTTGATCCAAACATTTCTCTCAACCAAGACAACCTTATCTTGCTTTGTAAGGAATGCCACAACGAAGAGCACAATCGCTTTCAAAAAGAAAGTGAGTTTGATGCTGAAGGAAACTTAGTAAATACGAAGACAAAAAAGCGTTGATAATGTAAAATATCAATAAGAGGATTTTATATGGACGAAGCTAGCATTTATTTTGATAAATTCATTTCAAATCAATTGTTGAATTATCCTGAAAAGGGGCAGTTTGATTATGTAAAGTTTGCTAAGGTTATGGAACAAATTCAACCATTTGACCACCCTGATTTCTATTCAGTAGATGGAAACACCATTTATATTTATGAGCATTTTGAGATTGATGCTTCAAAGCACACAAAAAAAGGAACTGATTCTAGAATTGATATCGGATGTGATAATCGTAAATTTCAAGAAAAAGTGAATGGTAACAATGGAGTTATTTATCATGGCCAATTAACAACAAAGCTATCTTTTGAATATTATCTCGAGAATCTTTATAAGAACTATGAGAATCACTACAAGAAGATTGAAGCCTATAAAGACGATGTCTGCAAGAAACTAAACATAAACAAAAGTGAGTATTCATTTAAAGTGATATTCATGATTGAAGACACTACCGTGTTTGGCACTTGTTATTTTGAGAAGGGAATGAAACCAGTTCTCCCAATTTTTACAAATCAATTTCTTGATTTCATTGTAAACAAAACTGATGTCGACAATGTTATTTGCTCGATTGAAGGAAGTCAGAATCAAATTATCACATGGATGTATTCAAGAGATGATGAAGCCTATTTTAGAAGCCATGCAATTAATCTTTTGGAAAAAAAGATAATTAATTTTGAACCAATGACGATGGGAACAAGCATTTTTATTCCATTTAAATAGCCCCCCAGTCATCGCTAAAAAATAAAGGGAGCAGTACCGACTGCCCCACCTCAGAAATACGTGAGGCCAAATTTTCAAGAATCTAGATTTCCGTCTAGATTTTTTTCTGCTTAGAAAGGAGTAAATATGTACGAAATCAAACTAAAAGTGAATGAAAACGGACTAATTACAAGTGATTTAGATCCAATTATTATTTCCGTAGCAAACGAGAATAAAAGGGTGACTTTATCATTTGAAGTCGATGAATCAATAGATTCAACTTATAATTATTTGGTTTTCACTCAAGGGCAAAAACGAATCGTTTATCGCCTCACAAATAAGACTTTTGAAGTAGGGAGGGGAATCACTCCTTATCCTGGAAAGTGGCTGCTTTCTTTTGTGGCCACGAACGAAGTGATAAGTTCCGATGGTTCTTTCAATGGTTCATACATATTCGCATCGCAACTTCTCGTGACTACGGTGGTGGAAGGAAACACCTCCGCTGTCATTCAGACGAGCGATGAAATTCTTGTGAAGAAACTCTTCGCACTCGATTTCTCGAGCCTTGAGATTCCTTCCTATGTTGAAACAATCGGCACTTATTTCATCGACAATTATCCAAATCAATATTCGCTCAAGATTGGAGAGAATGTGAAAATCATTCAATCACGAGCATTCAACTATAGCATTTTATCTTCTTTGACTTTTGTAAATGGGTGTCAGTTGACATCCATTGGCGACTACGCTTTCAACCACGTTAGTGTACTAAAAGAAGTGGTGTTCCCTCGAAAACTCACGACTTTTGGAAAGTATGTATTCACAATGAGTAGCCTTGAAAAGATTTCTTTTGAAGAATGTAGCGAATGCGAATACCTCGGTAGTTATTGTTTCTGGGCGATGAGCTCATTAAAGGAGATTAACTTCCCCGATCATTTCAAAGGGTTCACTGGAAACACCTACTGCGTGAAGGACAACACCGCCCTTGAGAAGATAACTCTTCCAAGTACGGTTAATACAACGATTACAAAGAACTCTATCGATGGCACAGCCATTACCGATATTGTTCTCGGAAGTGGATGGAACGTCAGCACGAACTTTATCAACATTCGAGCTTTGACTGCAACCTCGATGGAAAACATGTTCAAAGCCTTAAAAGACCTAAGTGGAACGAGTAGCAAAGTGTTCACTCTTGGTGCGGATAACTTAGCAAAACTAACGCAAACCCAGACGGACATCGCTCTCAATAAAAACTGGTCATTATCATAGGAGGAAAAGCCATGACAAAAAGTGAACAAAATGGTCGTGTTGTTTTAACAGCTGACGAAGGCAAAACTTTTTTATTCAAGCCGAGTAATCTAATCATTTCCAACCGCGTGATTCTCTCATCGAAAGACAAGGAAGAGAACTATGAGGAGGTTGATGAAGAAGAGGAAAACGAAGTCACACTAGTGAACGGAAAGACCCATGTTCTTATCAAGGTTAAACCAAATGAATAAAGAAGAAAGCGAATATAAAAGACTTAAGTCTTTATTCAACGATGTCGACAAGGTTCAGTCTGAACTAGCCGACAACCTCATTCGTGAAGCTGCTTTTATGAAGAGCGAACTTGAACTTCTCAAAAAGCAAATGCGTGAGCTGGGAGCGGTGCAAGTGAACAAGAGCGGCAAGCAAAAGCAAACCGAATGTGCAAAGTACTACACCAAACTTGTATCTTCCTACGGAGGAATCATCAAACAACTATCAAGAATTCTCGGTAAGTCCGTATCGGACGAAACCGATGAGTTCGATGAATTCATGAAGGAAAATGGCGATGAGTTACCTACTTGATTACATAGGCGAGATTAAAAAGGGAAACATCATCGTTGGTCACGAACTAAAGGCCACGCTCAAGAATCTACAAAATGATCTAAGCGATCCGAGGTACACCTACGATGAGCATCCTGGGAATGTCCGTATCAAGTTCATCGAGAAGTTCTGCAAACACACGAAATCGCCATTCAATGGTCAACCTTTCATTCTAGAACTATGGGAAAAGGCACTTCTAGAGGTCGCCTATGGTTTCAAAATCAAAGCGACAGGATTTCGTAGGTTCAACGAAGTAATCCTTCTCGTTGCTCGTAAAAACGGCAAAACAACCTTTATCGCTGGTATCGACTTAGCAGAGTTCTTTCTCTCCAAAGGTGGAACGGACATCGTTTGTGCCTCCAACACGAGCGACCAAGCATCCATCCTCTTTGAAGAAATCAACAATATGCGTGAGCAAAGCAAAGTCCTACGAGATGAGCGAAGGTCAAAGAAGAACATCTTCTACATCTACTCAAGCAAAACCAAAAACAAGATTAAGAAATTATCCGCTCAAAGCCGTAACAAAGACGGCTACAACATCGAGGTTGGGTGCATCGATGAAGTTCACGAAATGACCGATTCTAAAGTCTATGACGCAATCAAACAAAGTCAATCGACCAAGAACGAACCACTCATCTTCGTCATCACGACTGAAGGAACAACGGTTGAGGGGTTTCTTGATAAGAAACTCGACTACTGCAGAAAACTCATCAAAGGCGAAATCAAGGACGAGCGAGTCCTTCCTTGGCTTTATACCCAAGACTCTATCGATGAGGTTTTCACCGATGAATCTAGCTGGCAAAAGAGCAACCCTTCCCTTGGGAAGATTAAACTCAAGAGTTATCTAGACGACATTATGAACAAGGCAAGAAACGACCTCTCAACAAGAGTTACCATGCTTTGCAAAGACTTTAATATCAAACAGCTGGAAAGTGGCTCCTGGATGACCTTTAGCGATTTGAACAACGAGACCAAGTACAAGTTGGATTTCGTCAATGATTCCTACGCAATCGGAGGAGTTGACCTTTCCTCAACGACCGACCTTACAGCTGCGATTCTTGTCATCATCAAAGATGGCAAAAAGTACGTGATTCCTCATTTCTTTATGCCAAGCGATGTCTTGAAACAAAGAGTGGAGGAGGACAATGTCCCATATGACATTTGGGTCAAAAAAGGGTTCATCACTTTAACCAATGGTAACCAGAACGACTTCTCGAATGTGACGAAGTGGTTCGTTGATATGGTTCAAGTCTATAACATCCGTCCGTTGTGGATTGGCTACGATCCTTGGAACTCGACCTATTGGGTCAAGGAAATGGAAGATGCTGGCTTCACGATGGAAAAGATAAGGCAAGGAATCTACACGCTTAGCGAACCGATGAAACAACTTGAAGCTGACTTAAAAAACAAACTCGTTATCTATGATAACAATCCAATCTTAAAGTGGTGCATCGCTAACACCCAAGCCAAGATTGATCTAAACGGAAATATCCAACCGAGCAAACTATCATCGAAACTTAAACGAATCGATGGTTGCGTTGCTCTCATTATCGCTTATGCCGTCCTTAATAGGTATAAGTCGGAATACATGAATATGATTTCTTAAAAAGGAGGGAATATGAGCATAATTAAACGAAAGAAAAAAGTGCCAAATGACACTCTTGATACGACCGCTCTTTATAGAGCAACGCTCAATTCATTTTCTGATTTTGGAAACAACATCAATGCCAGTGATGTGGTTAAGATTTGCATCGATAGAATTGCGACTCACTCGGCAAAGCTCAAACCGAGATATGTGAAGACTGGTAGTGATCCAATCCTAACTGAGAAAAAAGGCGACATTTCATACCTTTTGAAGTTTCAACCTAACCCACTCATGACTCCATTTGACTTTATCTACAAGGTTGTGAGTTTGTTATTTTTAAATAACAATACGTTCATCTATCCAGTCTATGACCATGAGACTCACGAACTCTTGGCTTTGTATCCAATCAAGCCAAATAGCGTGGAGGCTTATAAAGATAACCTTGGCGACATCTATTTGAAGTTTTACTTCAGTGATGGGAGCAACTATCTGCTCCCTTATGAGAACGTCATCCACATTAGGAAGTTCTTCGCTACCGATGAGATATTCGGTGGCAGTGGAGCAATCAGCGACCATGCGGCAATTCTCAAGACTATCGCCATCAACGATTCCATCTTGCAAGGCATCGACAATGCCGTGAAGTCCTCGTTCCAAATCAAGGGCTTACTCAAGATGAACGCTATGCTTAGCGAAAAGGATAAGCAAAAGCAAAGGGAGCTGTTCGATGATGCCATTAAGGATGCCACTTCGAGCAAGGGTTCTGCCATTGTTCCAGTTGACCTTAAATCGGAATACACACCACTCAATGTCGATCCCAAGATGGTCGATAGCGAAACATTGACCTTTCTCCAGAAGAAAATCATCTCTTACTTTGGTGTGAGCCAAGGAATATTTGACAACAAATATAGCGAGGAAGAATACAACGCCTTCTATGAAGGCACAATCGAGGGAATTGCCATCTCGTTAAGCGAGGCATTCTCAAAAACATTGCTAACCAAAAGACAACTCGAGAATGGCGAGCAAATCATCTTCTATTCGGAGCGACTTCAATACGCTTCCTGGAAGACGAAAGTCGATGCCATTCAAAGGTTGATGGGGTTAGGAATCATGTCGCTAAACGAATCGAGAGCCTTGCTTGGACTTGAACCAATCAAAGGTGGAGATAAGCGACTTCAGTCGCTCAACTATGTTGATAGTTCAGTGGCTAATCAATATCAAGTCGGTGACGACAACAAAGGAGATAACAAAGATGAAGAAGGAAATTCGACTAGCGGAAATTAGAAGTGAAGAAGGCGAAGGCAAAAAGGTAATCGAAGGTTACGCTATTGTCTTTGATGAAGAAACGCTGATTGGCGATGAAGAAAGAGGATTCTATGAAATCATTTCAAAGGACGCTCTTAAAGAAACAAATATGAAAGATGTTCCACTTAAATATAATCATGTGGACAACTTCCTAATCTTGGCGAGAACTAGAAATGGTTCTCTTTCTTTATCAGTTGATGATAATGGTCTGAAAGTCCACGCAGAACTTATCGATACACAAAACAACGAGGACATCTACAAGATGATCCAAAGTGGGCTATTAGACAAGATGTCATTTGCTTTCACGGTTGCAAAGCAAAGTTGGGATAGAAGTGGAAAAACACCAAAGCGAACAATTGAAAGTATCGACCGCCTTTATGACGTGTCGGTAGTGGATGTTCCAGCTTACGATGGCACTTCCATCTATGCTCGTTCTTTAGAAGCCATGGATATGGAGCTAAAGGCTATGGATTTAGCAGATAACGAGAAGAAAGCCAAACTCGTGAAACAAAGGATACAAATTAAAACGAATAAATAGGAGGATTCATATCATGAATTTAGAAATTCGTAAGAAAGAAATCGAAGCTAGACTCGAAGAAATCAGGGGTCTTGCCGATAAAGAAACTGATTCAAATAAACTCGATGAAATGGAAAAGGAAGTCGACAACCTCAACGAAGAGAGAAAGACTATCGATCGCAAATTAGCGATGGCTAGTAAATTCAACTACACCCCAATCATCGAAACCAACAAAGAAGATACAGCTGACCTCGAACAAAGAGGAAAGGACTTGAAAGAAGGACGTACGATTACCGTAGCAACTGGCAACATCCTACTTCCTACCCATCAAGACCCAACCATCAATGGTGTTCCTTTCAATGATGTTTCAACACTCGTTGATAAGGTCGGCACAATCAATCTTCAAGGTGGCGAAACCTACAAAAAGGCTTATGTAAAGAGCCATAGTACTGGAAATGCAACTGCTGAAGGTGCTGCTTATGGCGAAACCGAACCTGAATTTGGCTATGCCACAATCACCAAAACCAAGATTACCGCCTATAGTGAAATTACCGAAGAACTCGAGAAACTCCCACTTGTTGACTATCAAGCGGAAGTTATCAAGAACATCGATGTTTCTCTTAAGAAAAAGATTTCTCAGCAAATCTTGCTTGGTGCTGGAACTGCGAATACTTTCACTGGCATTTTCTCAGCAAGTGCAGAAGCCTTGACCGATGCTCCAGAACTTGAGATTAACGCTATTACCGACACAACTCTTGATGACATCGTTTATGCCTATGGTGGAAACGAGGATGTTGAAGGCGGTGCTTGTTTAATCTTGAACAAAAACGACCTTCGTGCCTTTGCTAAACTTCGTACAACCGAAGGAAGAAAAGTCCACATAATTGACTATGTCAATAAGACTATCGATGGCATTCCATATGTCATCAATTCAAACTGCAAATCAGTTACTGATCCAAATACCTCGGCTGGTGAGTATTGCATTGCTTATGGTGCTCTTACCAATTACGAAGTCCCTGTCTTCTCACCAGTTGAGATTGCCAAATCCACCGACTACAAATTCAAAGATGGAATCATCTGCTACAAAGCGAGTGTTTTCACTGGTGGAAACGTTGTCGGTTATAACGGCTTTTTAAGAGTTAAAAAAGTCGCAGCCGCTGGCGAATGATGAATCTTTAATCGAGTAATCGATTTTAGATAATGGTGTGGCCACGTTTTAGTAAAAGTCACTACGTGGTAGGAACAAGTAAAAAGGCACAATGAAAAGAAAAGAGTAAAAGTAAAAAAGTACAATGAACGGAAATGAGTAAAAAGGTACAACGAAATTGAACCAAGCGTAGTTATCTCTTCGGAGCCCTGGCGAGGCGATGCTAAAAAAGTAGAAAGGAACAATGAAAAGAGTACAAGTAAAAAGGAATAATGAAATGAAATGAGTATGAGTAAAACGGAACAATGAACGGACAATTAAACAACAAATGTAATAAGGAGTGTTGAGGAAATGAGTGATGTAGAAATCAAAAATAAGGTCAAGAAGGCATTGATGATTCCTCTCGAGGAAACATATGCGGACGATGAAATTGTTCTTCACATCCAATCTTGCAAAAGCATGATTCGCTCTGCTGGTGTGAGTGCGGACGTGGTGGAGGCTGACAATGGACTCGTTCAAGCTTTGATATTAATTTATTGTAAGACTTTTTATGGCTTTACTAATGACGGAAGTGTCAAGGAACTCCCTGAGAGCTACTACTTCCTTTTAAGGCAGCTTACGCTTTCAAGTTCGGAGGTGTCCAATGTTTCCTAACTCACCCAATGCTCGCCTCTTACTATTAGTGGTCACATCATCTTATGACGAAATCGGCAACAAGAAATATGTTGTTGAAAGCCAAAAAGAAGTCATAGGGAGCGTTTCATCTTTGACTACGAACCAATACAAATCTTCTCTTGAAATAGGAAAGAATGTGGAGTTCAAGGTCTCGATTCAATCGATCCTATTTGACGGCAGTAAGTATGTCTCAATTAATGGAGAAATCTTTCTAATCGAAAGAACCTATCAAAACGGACAATTTATTGAGCTCTATCTTTCAAAGAGCGATGTCGAGGTCAACCTAAATGAAGAATGTTCAACTTGATGAAGTCGGTGATGAAATTGGCTCAATCGTGAATGAATATGCTTTAAAGGTCAATCTAGGCATTGATGCTTTACTAGATGAAACAGCTGATAAGATTATCGACTATATCAAAGCCCACGCTCCAAGGAGTGGTGGCAAAGATCCGTTGGCCGATAGTTTTGTAAAAGAAATCTATGGTGAGGGTACTAATCGTATCGTAATCATTTATTCTCGTTCTAAAGGAACTCTTATTCATCTACTTGAGTTTGGGTTCAGACATCGAAGTGGCAAGCAAGTCGAAGCCAAGCCTTTTATGAGGCCTGCCTACGACACGTTTACTCCAGAAATGCTCGAAGACATGAACGAAATCATAAAGGGAGGAAAGTGATGGCAAAAGATATCATTAATCTATTTGACGCAATCAGAGGTGTAACCGATGGACGCTGCTATTATGGGCAAGCAACCTACGATTCTATCGAAAATCCAGTCCTTCCTTATACCGTGTATTTTGAGGTCAATAAAAGAGCGACCTCATTTAACGACAACCATCCTACATACTATGTATCCACCTATCAAATCTCTCTCATAACCAAAAAGAAAGATGTGAAGTTGGAGCAAAAACTGGAAACCGCTCTTTTAAAGAAAGACTTTATATTTCAAGTCCTCTCCGAGTATCGCAATGAAGATAAAACGATTTCGAGAGTCTATGAAATAAAAATGGAGGAATATATTAATGGCAA